TCTTACTAAGATGGGGCAAGGCTGGTACACAGATTCAATGAAAAATTTTGATGATAAAGACCAGTTAGTCATGATGTTACGTGCTTTGATTGTGAATGATGATGAAATGGCAATCAGTAACAAAATACCCTTTGCGGATTTAAAGAAGTTTATCACTCAAACCGTGCTTTCTTTCAGGGCGCCCTATGGCACAAAGGTAGAAAATTATGCCAAAAACTTTGTCATTGCTCGGACGACTAACCATGAAGAATATCAAAAAGACAGAACAGGGGCAAGGCGATTTCTTCCCGTTCATTGTTCAAAAGAGTTACAAAAATATCATCCTGTTTCTGATTTAGATGATGCCACCGTCCGCCAAGTTTGGGGTGAGATGGTTTACTACTACAAGGAAGGGTTTAGCTTTAAACTCTCAGAGGAAGAAGAAAAGCAACTCAATTTGGAACGGTCAGATTATGAATATTTTGATGAACAAGAAGAATTACTTGAACAGTACCTTGAAATTCCAATTCCTACAGATTTTTATAAAGTACAAGGAAATAATACAAGAATGCACGAGCGGAGAGCCTATATTGGTTTTATTCTTCAATCTGGGGAAACACCTAAACATGAGTTTAGAGGGGAAATCAAACCAAGAGAGTTTGTAACGGCTACATATTTCTATTGGGAAGCAATGGGGATCGAGACGGGGAAAGGAACTGCTAAGATAGTTTCTAAATTCAAGAACTCAATGAATAATAAGAACAGTTGGCAAAAAACGACTCGGATGGGGAAAAGAGGATACAAAAGAAAATAAGGTGCATTTAGTAATGCACCTAAAAGTTAAATGCACCTAATAAATGCACCTTACTAAAACCATTGATATATAAGAGATTATAGTTGCTAAGGTGCATTAGTGCATTTATATCTTATTAAAATAATAGTTAGTGTTAATTATAAAAAGGGCTTGCTTATCAGGGACACATAGTAAAGTTTTCAAAGTAAATGCACCTAATGAAAATATCGCTTTCAAAACTTGTCAAGCGTTGGTGCTATTGAGTTTTCAGAGGTGCATTACTAAATGCACCGCTAGAATCAAATGCACCTAAAAATAGGAGAAAAAAATGAGCATAATTAAATTACATGAACAAGAAGAAAATAATGAGCCACAAGAAACAGTAAAGTCAATCATTGAGGAAATTCAAGAACTGACCTTTACTCCTCATGAAATATCAGACAATGATGTACAAGTCTTTTCAGACCTATTGACTGATAGTATTGAACGGTTGATTAAAGCGCTAGGATTGAATGATATGAGCCTTTCAGCAGGAAGTAAAAACAAACCGCAAGAGCTTGCACTCAAAGCACAGCTCCAAGACTTATACTCACTCAACGATTCAATGATTACTGCTGACCCTAACCACGTACCAAGATATACAGACGGAACAATTATTAAACTGTCTGATTTAGTAGATATGAATGTACAGGCTTTAGATAATATCGCAGAGTTAATTGGCTTTGAATTAGAAGAATAAGAAAGGAGTAAAAATGCGAGCAAGGTCTCCAACAAAATCAGTTGTTTTAACTCATTTATAAAAAGAGCAATTAACGTAATGAAATACAGGACTTATCTGTAGTTTCGATAAATTGGTATCTTTACCAATAGAAAATAGGGAATCAATACAATGAATCAAACACTAAATACACTCAATGAGCTGTGGATTGAAGCAGGCGAAAAAGTAGAAAATTATAATGATAAAATCAATCAAATGCTCAAAAATGAAAATTTCTCAGCTCAAACCCTAAGAGATTTAACCGCAAAGAGAGATAATGCTCAAGCCCGTTGTGATGCACTTAGAAATCAAGTTGTTGAAGCACAAGCGACGCAAGTTGCTCATCTTCGCTCGAGCGGTCAACTTCCCTTAGGAAATGGAGAAAACCAAACGGATCAATCTTTTATTTCAGATTTCAAAGCCCTAATGAGAGGCGATTCTAAAATCACAAATCTAGTCACTTCCTCTAAAGATGAATCAGGCGAAGCGGCTGGCTTAACCATTCCCCAAGATCTCAGAACTTCGATTAATGTCTTAAAGCGTCAATATGATGTGATGGAGCAATATGTCAATGTTGAAAATGTAACTACAGCCTCAGGTTCTCGTGTTTATGAGAAATGGACAAATATTACCCCACTTACAAAATTAGATAGCGAAGATGAAATCATTGGGGCCAATGATGATCCCAATCTTAAGCTTGTTAAATATCAAATTGGGCGCTATGGAGGAATCACAACAGCGACCAACTCCTTACTTAAAGATAGTGCCGAAAACATTATGTCATGGTTGACGGGTTGGATTGCTAAGAAAGTCGTCGTTTCTCGTAATAAAGAAATCATCTCACTCATGCAAGCAGCTCCTAAAAAACCAGCGCTCTCTACTTTTGATGATATTATCACTATGATTAATACGGCAGTCGATCCAGCAATTAAAGCAACTTCGATTTTAATTACCAACACGAGCGGACTTAATCAACTTACTTTAGTTAAAGATGCGCTAGGGAATTATTTGTTACAACCTGATCCCGTTCAACCTGATCGCTATTTAATCAAAGGAAAACGAGTCGTTGAAATCAGCGATCATTGGCTCCCAAGTGCTGGAGAAGCAAGCAGTCCGCTTTATCCGCTCTATTATGGAGACTTTAAACAAGCCATGACTTTATTTGACCGTGAAAACATGTCACTACTTCCAACAAATATTGGTGCTGGTGCATTTGAAACGGATACGACTAAAATTCGTGTGATTGACCGCTTTGATGTTCAGCTTACGGATACAGAAGCTTTTGTGGCAGGTTCATTTACAGCGATCTCAGATCAAAAAGGAAATATCAATACTGCAGCTACACCTACAACTACCAACTAATCATAAGGAGAAATAATAATGGACATTCGTCATATTGAAGAAAAAACAAAAGAATTAAAAGCACAATCAATTCCTCTGGTTCAAGCCGTTGAAAAAACCCAAGCCTTAGTCAATGAGTTAAGCACAAAACTTGAGAATATGAAAGTAGATAAACAACAGCCAGATATTGATGCGACTCTTGCACAAATGGCTAAAGAACGAGATGCTCGTGTTTTACTTGATGAACTGAAGGAACATCTTACCAAGCAAAAAGAAGCGCTTCATCAATTTTGGAATAATGAAGAAACCAATTATGCCATTAAAACTGAGGCTAATCGCTCACAAGAATATTTGAGCCCAACAGAATCTCAATTAATTGAGGGATTAATTGATAATACTTTAAAACGAAAATTAAAAGCTTATGGTAAAGAAGTGGAAGAAGCTCGAAATAAAGCCATTGAGATTGTGGATTATCTGAAAGAAAACAATTATGATCAATCCGTTGGTAATGCTCTCCATCCGTTAGTTGAAGCCAAAAACTTTTATTACTTTAGAATGGCTAAGTTGATTAATTCTACATTTCAACATGAATTGATGGAATATTTGCTTGAGGAGGGGCTGATTACAAACTATCCTGGCTATTATACCCCACGCCGATAAGTAGGGGAGGCACTTAAATAGAGCCTTTAATATGGTATAATAGAACTATCATAAGTCCCAGAGATGGGCAGTGGTATAATAGTACAGGAAAGTATCTCTAATTGTGGAGGTACTTTTTTGTTTAAGAGGGATGACGTGATGAATGAAGTTAAATTCAATATTAGGCTTTATTTTACGGGCGGGATGAAACGCTTAACGGATAGGATAGACAGCACAGACAACCTCACACCACAGCGCATTGTATTGAATGCAATGACAGAGCTGTTTGATTCATTGAGTGAGGATGAGATAGAGATGATCAGGCTTAGATACATGAAAGGCTTAACACTATCAGAAGTCGCAAGTCGTTACTCGATAAGCGAACGTACTGTTAGAAATCATACCAACCCAACCGTTAAGCAAGTGAAAGAGATTATCGCTAGAGCAAAGAAGAATGAATTGATAGATAGAAAAGAGGAAATAGAATGCCAATGACTGGTCGATGTCGTGAGCCTAACTGCCACGCTATGGTTATTAGACCACTACACTATTGTACTAAGCACGCTGATAAAGAAGCAGCATACCAAGCAAGCAGAGAGCGATGGACTAATCGTACTGATAATAGTAAACGATACAAAGATTATGATCGAATGAGAAGTAAAGATCCATTTAAAGCAGAGCAGCATAAGTTCTATCAAGGTAAACAATGGCGCTCAATAAGAGAGATTGCACTAAGACGTGACAACTATTTATGTCAGTATTGTTTGAATCATAAGCGAGTTAGAACTGGTAACATAGGAGACCACATCGTCCCTTATGAGGTAGAGCCAGAGAATAGGACTAACTTAGCTAACATTGCAATAGCTTGTAGTAAATGCCACACAGCTAAGACAAAATGGGAACAACTTTATTATGGAACTGGAATGGGGAATAAGCTAAAGAATGCTATCCCTATCAGAAATGTAAAAGACCTGCCAGATTTTCAAAAAAATATTCGATAAATTTTAATAACCCTCCCCCGTATCTTTTCATAGGGAAACCACACACATAGGTCTCATCTTATATCAAAACCCAATTTTTAAAATTTTTATACAGGGGGGGTCAAAACACTAAAAGAAAGGAGAAAAAATGACAGCTAAGAAGTTCAAAGACAGTAATAACGGGAAGTTGTCCTATCGCGCTCCTAAACACCTTTCTCCTCTCGCAAGTGCTTGTTGGCGTAAAACTGTTCCCTTTCTTGAGGAACAAAAACCAGTTGATAAGATTGATTCGTTTTTAGTTGAAATGTACTGTACTCAGTATGAAATTTATAGAAATTCATATGAACATCTAAAAAAACATGGTGAGGTTCAAGAAATTTATAAACCAGTTCAAGATATGACTGGTGAAATTATTGATAGACAATTTCAAGGTTTCAAACGTAATCCAATGACTCAAATTTACTCAGATGCAATAAAAAATCTTACAAAGATTGGTTCTGAGTTAGGTTTATCTCCAAAATCACGTTCAGAATTGACGGAACTTAATATGCAAACAAATGAAAATGAAGATGATGGAATGGGGGATTTCTTCGATGAAGATTGATTTAACTCAAACCCATGATGTTATCGGTACATATCATTCGCTAAATTATGAAGATATTAGAGAAGAATATCAAGACCCTGCTACAAAATATGCTTTTGATGTCTTAGATGAAAAGTACACAACAGGATATTTAATGAAATTAGCATGTTTTAGGCATTTACAGGACTTAAAAAGGATAGGAAATGAAGATTTTCCTTTTAATTACGAAGTAAAACATGTAAAAAGGTTAATGAAGTTCTCTAAAATGGCCCCAAACGTTGATACTATGGAACCAACTAAATTAATGGAGTGGCAGAAGTTTATGTTGTCTCTATTAATAGGTTGGAGGAATAAAGAAGGTGGGAAACGTTTTAGCCGTGCAATTATATCTGTAGGACGTGGTCAAGGGAAAACTTATATGTTAGCCATATTAATGGCTTATTCATTTTTTGTAGAAAGTCGTGGTTTAAGTAACCAGGACTTTTTAGTTTCATCGATTAATGCTAAACAAACAGGTAAATTATATGGCTATTTAAAATCGATGATTAATGTTCTTAGAACAATTAATCCATGGAAAAATATAGCTGATAAAACTGACTTAAGCTTACAAGCTGACAAAATTATTATGAGGAATCATAATAATGTCATTCGTCCAATCTCTCATGAAGCTGGACAATATGATTCATATCACTTTACAACAGCTATCTTTGATGAAATAGGCGAAGTAAAAAGTCGTGAGAAGATTTCTAAGATTGTATCTGGGCAAGTTAAAGTTCCTAACCGTCAATTTATTGAAATTTCAACAGCATATCCTGACCCTACAGTTCCCTTTCATGAAGATGAGAAGATGCTACAACAAGCAATGGAACAAGACTTTTTAAGAGATGCTGATACTTATCTATGTTTAATTTGGAGTAATGATAGTTTAGATGAAACTTATAAGCCTGATACTTGGGTTAAATCAAACCCTTTATTAGATTTAGCTTCAGAACATGATAACCTCATGCAAGGACTGCTTGATAAGCGTGATAATGATGTACTTACTAGTGCTGTTCATGATTTTCAATGTAAGAATCTTAATATGTGGCTTTCATCAGATATAGACAGTTATTTAAATCTAGCAGATGTTGAAAAAGCGATTGTTCCTGAATTTAATATTTATGGTCAACGCTGTTATGTTGGTGTTGACTATTCTATGTCATCAGATAATACAGCAGTTGCTTTTGTTTACCCGTATATAAGTGAAGAAGGACAAACGAAATGGCATGTTGAACAACATTCGTTTATTCCTTTTCAAGCTGCAGGGTCAATTGAAGCCAAAGAAAAGCAAGATGGTATTAACTATAGAGAACTTGAAAAGAAAGGTTTCTGTACAATCACAAGTCATCAACAAGGATTAATCAATGATGATGAATTCTATGAGTGGATTGTAAATTATATAGAAGAAAATTCACTTGACGTTTTATTTTTTGGATATGATGCAATGGGAGTGACTAAAGTTATTCAAATGTTGCTTAATAATACTGGATTTAATTTGCAACCTATTAGGCAACGGACAGGAGAACTGGCAAAGCCCACTAAATTCTTACAAAAGATATTTGTTGAAGGAACAATTAGCCGTCTAGATGACAAAATAATGGAAAAAGCCTTATTAAATGCTGTTTTGCGTGAAGATTCAGTTGGTATTCAAGTAGATAAGCGAAAAGCTACACTTAAAATTGATGTTGTTGATGCAATTATAGATGCTCTATATCAAGGTATGAATCATTTTGAAGATTATGGAATGGCAAATGATAGAAGCTGGCAAGTTGAGCATATGACACCAGAACAAGTAAAAGAATGGGTTACTAGCCAAGAATCTGGCTTATTAGACCTTGATGACGAAATAGATGATGATTGGGGATTCGATGAAGATTTTTAAAGCATTTTTAAAAAAAATATGGGATGTTTTTGATGTTCTATGCTTCTCTTTAGCAGCTATTACGTTAAATATCACGGTTTTTCTAATGAACTTATTTGCTGGTGGAATTACATTAACAGTAACATTTATTGTTTTTGGAGTTGGTTCTTGGTTTATTAGTTCCAAAATTACGAAGGGAGGTGATTGATTTTGCCAATATTAAACTTTATCAATCAAACAAATGATCCGCCAGAAGTTGGTAGTGTTCAAAGCTATTTTCCAGATGGAAATGATGCTCAAATAATGGAAAGTTTGCTTGGTGATAATAATGAATGGGTTTCAGCTCGTGCAGCATTAAGAAATTCAGACTTATTTTCTATTATCTTGCAACTATCTAGTGATTTAGCAATAGTTAAAATCAATGCTGAAAAGAAAAAGAATCAAGGAATCATTGATAATCCAAGTACCAATGCTAATAAGCATGGGTTTTGGCAATCAATGTTTGCACAGTTACTTTTAGGGGGTGAAGCATTCGCTTATCGTTGGAGAAATGCTAATGGCGCTGATATGAAATGGGAATATTTAAGACCATCTCAAGTAAATACTTATTATTTTGAGTATGAAAATGGAATGTATTACAACATCACTTTTGATGATCCTAAGATAGAGCCTATTTTACAAGCTCCACAGAGCGATTTGATTCATATCAAACTACTATCAATCGATGGTGGTAAAACTGGAATTAGTCCACTTTACTCTTTGAGACGTGAATCGAAAATCCAAAGAGCCTCTGATAGATTAACACTTAGTTCATTGAATAGTTCATTAAATGTTCCTGGTGTACTTACTGTTAAAGGTGGTGGACTTCTTAGCGATAAAGATAAAGCATCTCGTTCTCGTTCGTTTATGAAACGTTCAAGAAGTGGTGGTCCTGTAGTATTAGATGACCTTGAAGAATTTACTGCACTAGAAATTAAATCAAATGTAGCTCAATTATTATCACAAACAGATTGGACTTCTAAGCAATATGCTAAAGTATATGGATTATCTGACAGCTTTGTTGGCGGTCAAGGAGACCAACAATCATCAATCCAAATGATGACTGGGCAATATGCAAGCGCCTTAAATCGCTTTTTAAGACCAGCTATAAGTGAATTGGAGTATAAGTTAAGCGACCGAATAAGCGTTAACATGAGACCAGCTATTGACCCTCTTGGTGATAATTACTTATCTACTATTAGTACTGCTACAAGATGGGGTGCATTGGCTGAAAATCAAGCTACATATGTCTTGCAAGAAGCAGGATATATTCCTAAAGACCTACCAGCCCCTGAAAATACAAATAAAAAGACAACTGGCCAAAGTAATGAGCCAGTACCATAGGAAAGGAGGTGGTCATGGTGATTATTCTTAGAAAGGAGGTAAATGATGACAGTAATCGACATTAAAGGAGATGTAGTTGATAATAGTTACGGAATGATGTATGACTGGTTTGGAATCGATTATACAAGTCCATCTAAAGTTAATGATGCCTTAGTAAATGCTGATGATGAAGAAATTGTTTTAAATATCGCTTCTAATGGCGGAGATGTATTTGCAGCTTCTGAGATTTATACTGCTATTAAGATGAATGGTAAACCTGTAACTGTAAATATTCAAGGGTTGGCAGCATCTGCAGCTTCAGTAATCGCAATGGCTGGAGATACGGTAAATATCTCTCCTACAGCTCAATTGATGATTCATAAGGCTATGAGTGGTAGCCAAGGAAACGCTGACGACTTTGAGCAAGAAGCTAAAGTTTTAAATGGCGTTGACCAATCTATTGCTGCAGCTTATGAATTAAAAACTGGTATGAAACAATCTGACTTATTGCAGTTGATGTCTAATGAAACATGGATGACAGCACAAGAAGCTGTAGATAAAGGATTTGCAGACAACATTATGTTTGTAGATGCTAATAAACCAGTATTTTCTAACTCAATCGGCAATATTCCAACTGCTGATAAACTTAATGAATTTATGAATTTCATGAATTTCAAAAATCGGAATAACCCTCCGAAAGAAGAACCAATTATAGAAAACAAACAAGCCGATTTACGTTCTCGTAAGTTGGCTATTTTATTAGAAAAATAAAGGAGACTCAAATGGGAGTTAAATTAACAGTAAATCAATTGAACGAAGCATGGATTGCTTCAGGAGACAAAGTCACAGACTTTAACGACCAAATCAACATGGCTCTTAACGATGATAATTTTTCAGCAGAAGCTATGTCAGAATTAAAAAATAAACGTGATAATGAAAAAGTTCGCCGTGATGCATTGAGAGAACAACTTGTTGAAGCTCAAGCTGAGCAAGTGGTTAATATGCGTGAAGAAGAACAAGTTCCGTTGAATAAAAATGAAGCTGAACTCAAAGACAAATTTGTTAAAGACTTCGTGAATATGGTTCGTAACCCTATGGCGTTTATGAATACTGTATCTTCAAATACAGACAATGGGTCTGATGGAAACGACAGTGCTGCTGGGCTTACTATTCCACAAGATATTCGTACAGCTATCAATACTTTGGTTCGCCAGTATAATTCATTGCAACAATATGTAAGAGTTGAAAACGTAACGACTTCAAACGGTTCTCGTGTTTACGAAAAATGGACTGATGTTACACCACTGAAAGTGATGGATGCAGAAGATGGAAAAATTCCTGATCTTGAT